TTTCCTCGTCGGGCTCCAGATCGAACTTGCGGTCGCAATAATCCTCGCAAAGCGCCTGCGCCACGGCAGCGGTCTGCGTGATTGCATCATCCTTCGAGAGATCATCGGGCGGGATCGCGAGGCGTTTCTTGAGAATGTCGAGCGAGAGCGGCATCAATCTTGCTCCTCGCTGCCCGGCTCGTGCTCGCCCTCGGGGGGCGCGAGCTCATCGGGGGGGATTGCGGCTTGCGGCGTGACATCGATCTCTAGCGGGCTCTCAGGGGCCCGAATGATAGCCCCGGGCTTGCCATCGCGCCCGCGGCGCCCGCGGATCTCGCGATCGGCCCAATCTGCCGAAACATTGGGCCGCGGATTATCGACAAGCGCGGTGCGCTCGATCTCGCCGACGCGGACAATATCGCCGCGGATCGCCTTCCAGCCGCGCGCCGCGTAATCGCTCGGCAGGAAGCCCGGCAGCATCGGCGCGCGGGTTTCGTGGGCGCTGCCGTCGCTCATCTGGAAAGCGAACACGAGCTCGCGCGCCGCCATATCCTGCCGCGTATCGACGCGCTCCAGCGTGGGCGCGGGCTCGATCGGCTCGGGCTTGGGGGCATCGGGCGGGGGCATCGGGGGAGGCATCGGCGGCGGGATAAGCGCGCGGACAATCTCGGGGATCGCGAGGATCAATTCGCGATTCGCTTCGCGGCTGTCGTTTGCGATCGCGGCGACGGCCTCGATCATTTTCGCCGCGGCATCGGGCGCGGGCTTGGGCGGCGCATTGTCGTTGGCAGATCCGGGCGGGGCATCGCCGGGGGCGATCGGATTGCCGGGCGCGGCAGGCGTCGGCGCCGCGGGTTGCTTATCGATCTGCGAGAGCGGGACAACTTGCGCTTGCACGCGCGGCTCATCGCCGAACTTGACATCGCCGAGGCCCTCTTTGCGCCGCGCCTCGTTGGGCGAATAGAGCCCGCCAATGATTCCCTTGGTCAGCCCGTCAATGCGATCTTTGAACTGCGTGCGAAGCAAAGTGTCGGTGTCGAGCTCGGTAAATTCGCCGAGCGGCAGGCCGAAGAATTTATCGAAAGCGATCTCGATCGCCTCGACCCAATAGCCAAGCCCCGTCGAAAGCCAAAGGCCGATCAATTGCTCGGTGTTGTTAAAGGTAGAGGCCGAGAGATCGCCGATAATCGGCAGCGGCACACCGAAGGCGCGGGCAATGTCAGCCACCGTCATGCCGAAGGCCTCGACAAGCTGCGCGTCCTGCGCATTGATTCCCATCGGCACCCACTTGAGCCCGCCGCCGAGCACCGGCACTTGCCCCGATGCCACGCCCGCCGATTGCTCGCGCCATGCCTCGCGCAGCCGCGTCATTTGCTCTTTCGTCAAAGGCGATTCTGCCGAGAGCACGCCCGAGGGCTGCGAGGCATTGGAAAAGAAAGCGGCCTGCGTGCCGGTGATCGCAATATTCGCGGCCTGCGCCGAGAGCGCCCACGAGAGCGGCGAGATCCCGCGCAGCGGCTCGCCGGGCTTGCAGCGCCCGCGCAAATGCAAAACGTCTCGCTGCGGGACGAGGTAATCGATTTGGCCGAGCATCGGATTAGTCCCGAGCCCGTAAAAGATCGCGCCGCTCTCGGGCTCGACGTAAGGCATCGTGCCCTTGGCGGGCATCAAGTGGAGCGCGGCCACTTCCTGCCGATCGTTGCGCGAGGCGAAAGCGTAGGCGTTGCCGCTAAACATTATATCGCTCACGGCATTGGTCATAAAATCGGAGCGGGTTTGATAATCGTTGGGGCTGCGCAGGATTCGCGAGAGCGCGCTTGTCTTGATCCGATCGGGCTTGCCCTTGTCGTTCTCGCGAAAGTGCCCGCCCGGAAGCTGCGCGATCGTCTGCGCATAGGCATTGACGCAGGCATTGACCGTGGCGCTCTCGCCGCCGCCGCCTGTCGGGAGCGCGCGTTGCCACCAGTTCGCCGGATAGCTTGGCGGGATCGCGCCGTCGGCGAGCGGCATAATCGGGCCCGAGCCATCGCCGCGCGCGCGGGGCTCGGGGCCGCGGGGGGCTGGCAGCGCGAGCGCCGAGCGAATCCGCGTGAGGAGGCCGGGGCCCTCGGCCATCGCCTAGGATCCTTTCGGGGGGCGGCCTCGTTTCTTGGCGGCGGCCTCGCCGGGATCGGGGGGATCGCCGTTCTCGGCTTTCATCTGCCGGTGCTTGTAGGATCGCACCGAGCCCGGGATCAAAGCCTTGAGCTCAAAGTCGGGATCTTGCGAATAGGGATCCTGCACGGCCCCCGCCTCGATCAGTTCCTCGGCGAGATCATCATCGACCGACAAATAGCCGAGCTCGCCGCCGAGCTCCTCGATCGGCTCGAAGGCCCAAACGGTGCGCGGCATGGCGGATCCTTTCGCTCAAAGAGAAAAGGGCGGGGCCGGTGAGAGCCCCGCCCCCCCGGCTGCTACCAATTGACCGCGGTAAGGGCGGCCACGGAGCCAGCGCGAAGCATGCCCCAAGAGATCGGCATGACCATGCGGAGAGCCGTGCTCCATGTTTGGAACATCGAGACCGCCTCATAGCCAGCGGTGCCTGCGCCCTGCCCGCCGCCTGCGACCGAGATTCCGAGCCCGGGGCCCACTTCCTCGGCAACATCGAGCGTGCCATCGGCCTTGACCGATTGTGTCGGAGGCGTGCTGTCGGAGCTCGCCATGGTAAGCGTGGCCTGATCGGACAGATCGAAGACGGGCGTGCCATTGCCCGTGGCAAAGTCGGGATTATTCACCGCGATCACGGTCGAAGCGGGGCAATTTTCCGAGACGATCAAAGAGCCCGAGAAGAAATTCCCGTTCTCAATATCGGTCTTGAAAATGTAGTCGCCCGTCGCCGTGGTCATAAGCGAAAGCCCGAGCGTGCGATCGGGATGCATAATCACCGACACGCTTTGCCGCTGCGCGAGCGCCCCGAATAGCGCCTTGATATCGGTGTTGACATTGGCGGGGGTATTGCCCGCGCTCGGGATCCCCACCACGCCAGCCAGCAAGCCAGCCGGGCGCACGCCCACGCGCTGCGAGAGCGCGGACAAGAGCTTGTAATCGATAAGCTCGGTGGTGTCGGCGCTGATCGAATCCCTGATAAGTTGCTCGATCGCGGGCGCCGAAAGCGTCTCGAGTTCCTTCGAGAAAGTCGAGATCACGGCGAGCTTGTAGCGCTCAAAGAGCGAGCTCGTCAGTTGGTCAGACTTGACCGGGATCACGCCGGTTTCGCCGACAAACGTGCCCGCCATGGAGCCCTTTGCGGCGCGGCGCGGAATCACAAGCGTGCCGTTGTTACCGAATTGCAGCGTTGTGCCGCGCGAGGCGAGCGCCTGATAGACCGAGAGATTCAGGATGTCGGCGAGGAAAGCGCCGGTCCCTTCACTGACAAGCTCGGCGGCCCAGCCGGGGCGCGTGGTTGTCGCAATGTCGGTCGCCGAGCGGGCCACCCAATCGAGCCCCGCCTTAACCCGCTCATCATCGCGATAGAGATCGCCGACGATCGAATCGAGCGAGCGGTGCATCACGTGGGCAAGCGCATAGCTCGCCGCCATCTTGACGATTAGCGCCCCGGGTTTCTCGAAGGCCTTGGCCTGCGCCGGGACTGTCGGCGCGAGCATTGCGGGCACCGCCTTGACGGCAAGCGCGCGCTCCATCGCCACGTTCGCATTGATCGAGCGCACCACAGAATCTTTCTCGTCGCCGAGGCTTTCGATCTGCGTGCATTCCTCGTCGGTAAATTCGCGGTTGTTGTCGTTCTCGGCGGCGGTCTGAATGCCTGCGAGCTCATCATCGATTGCGATCGAGCGCGCTTGCAGCGCGGTGATCTTTTCAGAAATTGGATTTGGCATCGGTCTGGTCCTTGGCGGGGGAGGGGCCTTGCTCGGCAGGCGGGCAGGCGCGCGGGTGAGCTCGGCGATCCTTTGGGCCCCGCGCGAAACGGAAGGGGGGGCCGCGGCGGGAGCGCCGAAAATTTGGGAATCGATCGGATCGGGGGCGAGGTGCTTGAGGCGCAGCGCCGTCGCATTGGCGGGCACCGGCACAAGGCTGCACTCCAGAAGCTCGGTCTTGGTAAAGCGCAGGCCGCGGCCCTTGCCGAGCGGCTCGGGATCGGCGGTCGGCAGGAAGCCCACCGACACCGCGCGCAAGATCCTTTGCTCGATCAGCGCGCGCAGGCGATCGATCAAGGGGCTCGTGCCCTCGGCGGCGAGGCGCAGCTTGCCGATCAATTGCCCGCCAACTTTGCGCACGGCTTCCCACGTGCCGATCGGCGA